CCTTTTGATATTTCTTCAGCTTCTTGTCACTGTCATCAAAAAAAGCTTTGGCGCGCTCCCCTGCGTAACCAAAGCTTGATCCGATTCCACTTTTAAAAGATTTCCAGAAACTTTCCCCTGATTTTAGGGAAGAACCCATCGACTCTTGGAAGCGTGCTCCCATCTCTTCGGTAGCACTGAGAACCTTTGTTTTGGCTTTTTCTGTCTCATCACCGATACCCTTAATTTTATCGGCGGCAGCGTCTACTTCATTTCCCAATCCTTCAGTGGAATCCGCAGCAGCATCCATTCCATTTGCAATACCACTGCCTGCTTTCCGGCCATCTTGTTCCACGCCACGAAGCTCATCCACGAGGCTTTGGAGATCAGCTGTAATTGATCCGAGTTGCTGAATAGAATCCTGGAGGCCAAAGTCCAAACCAAACGTCATGGATCTGCTGTCTTCTATTTTTCTCGCCTCCATTCATTATACAGAATTTTAGCTTCGATTGCCTCGGTGTACTCCTCCAGACTCATCGCTTTCAATTCTGTGTACCCGAGATCTTTACCCGTGTACACCATGGTCCAAAACTCTTTATGCCTTTTCGCTCGCTCCGACGCCAGACGCCGGTTTTGCAGTGCTGCGAAGAAATTTTTCGATACGGGCAACTAACATCTCAACCGTGGCAAGATCGCCAGTTTCCTCAAAGTACGCCAATCCCTTGTTTTTTACTTCCAGCGGTTCCACAACGACACCACGCAGAAGGGCATCAATGTATCCTGCTGAGCGTCTCTGCTTGCCAGAGAGGAAGCGGTCATTGATATCGTAATACCACGAGATCGAAACACTCTGGAGAGTAAAATCCTGGTCATTAATATTTACTTTTTCCTGTCTGTTCATATCGCATACCTCCTAAAAATTATAAATTGTCTTTCGGAATAAAAATGGTGATCTGCGCCGATCCAAGGTCTTTGCTTCGACCGATATCCGGCATCTTTGTGATCCTGCAATTCTCTGCACTGATACTCAGCGGATCAAACTCGTTGGCGTCATTGACAACGACGCTGAGCATCTGACGTCCAGTGGCCATGGAACGCAGCATCGACAGATGAGGGCTTGAGTTCATCAAGGTAATCGTCAGGGTGCCGGTCTCATCTCTGTTTTCAGTGTAAGCTACATCTCCCTGCACACCGACATTCGGTGTAACAATGTCACCTGTGCGAGAGTAGGTAAATACACCGGAGGAATCGAACCCTGTAATAATCGTTCCATTGATGACAACGGAGACCTTATCGGGGTCATAAGTATGTACCATAGTTTTTTACCCTCCTTACTCAAAATCAACGGTAGCCTTCAAAGTACCTGTAACTTTTACTCTATGTACTGCTCCTTCCAGCTGAGCTTCCCATGTGATCGGCGGCATCTCTCTTGCTCTGGCCTGATCATCGGTAGCATCGGCACGAGTCGGCACATTGACCAGATACATTCCCTTTTTGCTTTCTGGATCTTTTGCAATAATGCCATATTCAACTGCACGATTCAGTGCGGAAAAAACGGCGCTTGCAACCTGTACAAATCCCTGGTTGGTGTATGGTACCTTCGGTGTCTGGATCAGGAGGTTGTACAGGTTTTCACGGATAGTGAGAGCAATATAATCGGCACCCATCTGGCTATCGATATACTCCCCATCAGCACATACGCCGTTTTTCATATACTCGCGTTTGTATTCAACTGACAAGAAGTTTATATTTGCTTCCTCCAGAGCTTCACGCTCAGCGTCGGTAAGCGGCTGCAAAGTGATTCCCTGAGGCTGTTTAAACTTCCATGTAACGCTCTGTGGATAAAATGGGCCAACATTTCCAACCCACGCAGCAGCTGCTTCCTCTTCATCAGAATGGTAAACGATGACACTTCGACGATTGGTAACAGAAAGGGACTTATTTGCTGTCTGTGCAAAGTACAGCTTTCGATGGTCCTCAATTTCTGCTTCCAGCTCCGCTTCGGTTGGCTCGGTCCCCTCCGCCCACGCTGCAAGGGCCTGTATATATTCATCGTCTTTTTTATCAGTCAAGACAAGATACCAGTCGTCGTCCTGCTGTCGCAATGCCTCCAGACTTTCTACCATAGCCGATGCACTTTCAGGTGTTTCCAGCCCTACGATTTTTACTTTGCGGATCAGGCCATCCGCAAGCGTCGTTTTACCCTGGTCAAATAGCGCCTGTGCCATCTTCTCAACATTCTTACCCGAAAAATCAACTGCGATTTCCTCAAGAGATCGATAGGTCTTGATGGCTTTTTCTCCTTCGGTGCTTACGAGAAGAATATCAAGTCCCTGGGCCTCTTTTGGTTTATCATCCAGTCGTACAACTACCACTATATCTTTCGGCATAATTTCACTCCTTTACAATTTTGATAGGCTCGATATATCCAACAATTCGATCATCTACTCGACAATATCTTAACTGCACATCGAATCCGTACTGACGTGCCATTTGGTCGACTTCCAAAAAGGACCGATTTCCAGAATCGCTGACACTCACCACAACAAATCCTGCTGCATGGATGTCGTCCTTGCCTGAATGCAGGAAAAAGCCCTGTAACCGATCACACAGTTCCATCGCCTCGTCCTCTCCATGGATATATGTGTCATCCTTCCAGCGGCTCCAGCTGACTGCGGTAAAGGAAATTGTCATGGTAGGATTGACCATCCTGCGCTCCTGTCTGCCGTCAAAACTGTAACACCCCATCTCAATGGATGGCTGCATATTCGTTAGGATAGAGTAATATACAAAAGGTGCTTCCGGCTCAGGTTGTGTCTGGTCGCTTAAAACGACCGGACAACCCAAATATTGAGACAGTGCCGCTACCAAAACGTTTCTTTTTTGGACTAAGCTCTCCGTCCTCCACCCCTCCCTTTTGCTTCAACTACATATCTCTTCATTGGATGGATGCTGTTATGACCAAGTTCTTGCGTGACGGTATACGTCATATCACTTTGCGGATCGTAAACACTCCCACCCACTTCCAAGGCATGGCCATTGGTATAAATTTTTTCGCTGTCCTTTGAATAAGTGCCTGTTGGTGTCCTTTGCAGGTCTTTATCCGATACAGGAAGGACAACACCTTGAAAGGCAACTTGTTCATCTTTAGATGGCACCCATTGACCACCATCCTGTTGACTGTACTTTCCACCAGATTTGAGCTGATACATCGTGTGCATCAGTTCTCCTGGAATTTGTGGCATTGGCAAACTAGAAAAGTTCATTCAGCATTCTCCTCAATCCAGTAGGTAATCGCACTGATAAGTTGTCCGGAATCAATCAAGGGTGTTGTTTTTCCTGGAGAAGAACTCAGCGTTATCCTGCCTTTCTCTTTCAACACACCCGAGTGAATATATTCTACTATCATACTGACACCCGTATTTCCAATACGTTCTGCAGCTACTCTGGTGCTGATCTGCCCCATCAATGCCATCCGTAAGGACTCATCACAGACGGAGGCAAAGTGGTCTTTATTCTTATCATAGGAGGCTCGAATAAAGCTTCGCTCCGGAATTGTCACCTCTGGAATCAGTAAAAACAGATACTTAATCTTCCTCTGGTCCTTCTTTTTGTATACCTTTTTGCTTTTCTTTTTATTCTTGCGGGTTTGCTGCTCCCCACTGTCCTCTGCCTGCTCCGCTTCCGATACCTTCCGTTCTTTGACAGATGCCTTTTTATCGGCATAAACGCACGCGAATAAAAATCCGTTCCTGCTCTTGATAAAAAAGATATCCGAAAAGTCTTTGATTCTTTTTCCTTTGGCATCTTTATGGATCGGTATTGTAAGATTCTTTGCATTGACAGCTTTAATAACTGCCCCATACTCATGTACACGGGCAATGGTCAACAGATCCGCCTGTGATTCATATACACCTTTTTGAAAGGCATTCGCTCCTGGTTCCCCACCGATCCCGATGTGGATTTTGACATGGTCGAAGTATTCCAGCACGGAGCGTATACGCTCCAATTCTTCCAGCATTCCACCTTTCACCTGCATCGTCAGATTCTCCTATATCGATTGATAGTTGAAATCCAGCTATCTCTCTGTGTTTTATCAAATGTCCATGAAACATCAGAAATAGAAAACGCTGACAATCCCTGCGCACCGTTTTTGCGGAGCTGGTATTCCTGTTCTACCATTTCCCATACAAGGCTCTCCAAGTCTGCCGGAAGGGTACAGGGACTGTCTTCGGTCGCATCTTTCGGTAAAACATATCCGGCAGTATACTGCACCAACAAATAGCGTTGAGGCGCAATATAGTCGCCGGATAATCCAGCCGGATATCCACGGTAAGGCCAGCCTTCTTCTCGGTAAAGTACACCAATCTCGCCCTTTTCATCAAAATTGTAACTTGCAGGTGCCAGTACTTTTCCGCTACCAATCTCCGTTACTGAGTCGACCGATACAATCGGATAATGCTGCAATACCAATTCCTGTGAACCAGTTCCACGGCATTTCTGTCTGTAGTCGCTCCTCCCCAGTTTACGTTCAGTCATGGTTTCCACCCAGGCAGACGCAGCGTTGATCAACCTGATCAGCACATTATCCACCTGTGAGGCTGATTCTTCCACCGGCATTCCCAGCATTTCCTTGACCGTTTCCAATGTTGTGAGGGCATTTGAAGCAAGCTCTATCATAGAAATCACCTGCCCCTACTCCGATTTCTTCTCGTTTTCCTTATCCTGTTTTATTTCCCGATCGCTGTTTTTCTGCTGTTTGTTATCTTTTGCTTGTGGAATTTTGGGAGTTTTTACAGTATATACACGAGCCATCGTGATTCCTCCTTCAAATCGGCATTTGCTCTGGATCACCAAGCACGAAAGCGCAGGTGGCTGTGCAGTTAGGCGAAGAGTCGCCTGTACAAACCATTTCCACCTTCGCCTTAACATATCTCTTACAGCCCACCATATCTAAATCGATATTAACCAGCTGGCTGCCAGCGGCATCCGTTTCCAGTTCCAAAACACCTTCATCGATGGTATGGTCAAGGACCAGTTTCTTGTCCGCTATTGGAGTATAAGAACCGCTTTCCTCATCAGACTCCGTGAATGTAACCTTTACCTTCATACCGGTCGGTGTCCCCGTTGGTTTCCCAACCAAGACGCCTAAAACTGCTGAAAGAAATCCCTCTCGATCAATAACGTCTTCACTGGTATAAGGTGTGACTTTCACATTTTGAAGTAATTCTCTTTTCATTTCGAGTCTCCTTTCAAATCAATCCCCTCAAGCGTTATAAGCACACTGAGGGGATTTTTGACTAAATCGCCTTAATATTCTTGACATGCAGGAAGCTTTCTTTATGTCGTGCAGCAATATCAACATACATCAAAGCGCGGGTGGCAGCCAGGTTTTCCTCAAAGGCATTGTGCTGAACGCCTTCCTCATCTACCCAGGAGCCATCCAAAGTGGTGTAGGTTTCCAGTCCCATCTGCTCACCTAACAGAAGATCCGACCAGTTACCAAATCCCATCTCCGTAATACCACCATCGGTAGTCATAATCTGGTTGGACACCTTATATGGGAATCCAAGCAGTTTACCAGCGGTCATCTCATCACGGTAAATATAAGCACCAGTGGTGGTCTTCATGTTCATAAAGTAACCTTCCAGTACGGAATTGAATACCCATCCGAGCTTCTGGTCGTCAACGTTCTTAGCCAGAACTTTAGATCGGATGTATACTGGGAAATCCGCTGTAATCTTGCCATTGGTATCTGACAGGGCCGTATTACCAGTTGTTTTTGCATCGATATGTTCAATTTCCTTATCGGCAAAAATGCCCATAGGCTGGAACTCTCCGCCCTTGCCAAACAGAGCACCAAAATCGAGACCCAGTTCCATGCGACGTGTCAGGTCATTGGCAAAGATTTGATCAGCCGAGTAGCTGGTGCTCATCAACAGTTCTCTGGTCTGGGGTACAATCGCC